GAGCTACGCTGACGGAAATATACTCGGGCGCACCCTTACTCGGCAATGGTCACGAAAATTCCTTACTGTCCGTGGGAACCGACACCCGTCCAGCAAGCCTTTCTGCATGACATGTCGCGCGAGGCGTTTTACGGTGGTGCTGCGGCTGGTGGTAAATCCGTCGCACTCCTGATGGCAGCACTCCAATTCATACACATACCTGGCTACGCCGCGCTATTACTCCGTCGTACCTACGCCGACCTTATGCAGCCGCGCGCGCTGATGGATTTGGCGCGCGAGTGGTTTGGAGACTACCTAGAAATTCGCTGGAATGACAAAACGGCAACGTGGCGGTTCCCCAACAACGCGAAGCTTAAGTTTGGTTATCTGTCCAACGCTGGCGATCTCATGCAGTATCAATCTGCCGCTTACCAGTTCATCGGGTTCGATGAGTTGACACACTTCCCCAACGAATCAGATTATCAATATCTGTTTAGTCGTAACCGTCGGCCGTCGGGAGTTCAGGTCGATAAACTTCTAGGTCGCGTGCCACTTCGTATGCGTTCTGCTAGTAACCCAGGTGGCCCCGGTCACAAATGGGTACGTGATCGCTTTATCGTCAACGGTTCACTTTACGGTCGTAACTACTATCCGGCACAGCTCGATGACAACATTCACATCGACCAAGAAGAATACGATCAGGCGCTCATGCAGCTACCCGAGCACGAACGAGTTCAGCTTCGTTATGGTGACTGGTTTGCTTCGCCTCCAGGTGGTATCTTCCAGCGTGACTGGGTGGTCCCAGATCGCGTGTTCGACGAACCGCCCGAAGGACGCTGGGATTGGGTACGCTACTGGCAACTTCAGCCACCACCCAAGCCAAACGAAGAGCCTGACTTCTTAGCTGGCGCACTCGTTGGTTATCGAGCTTCAGATTCGCTATACTGCATCGCTGACATTGCAACAGTTCGTTCAACACCTCACGTCCACGAAGAGTTACTTAAAAATAAGGCTAAGGAAGATGGTAAGAACGTAACGTGGTACATCCAGAAACCTACTGGAGATGCTGGTGATGACATTATTCGCCATATCCGTAAGAACGTTCTTAACGACATCAGGAAGTTTCATGCACCTCCAGGTTCGGGTGATCTCATTATTCGTGCTGAGGTAGCTTCGGGTTTAATGGAGAAGGGTCGCATCATCATGGTTGAAGCCAATTGGCACGGTGAGTTTTTCGATGAAGCCGATCACTTCCCTGAAGGACCAACTAAGTCACAAATCTCGGCCGTATCGGGTGCGGTTGCTCGTTTGCAGCGTCGGGCTAAACTCGCATTGTCGGGAAGTATCGAGGCTCCAGTTCAGGAGAACATGTGGGCGAGTTAAAATACGTCTATTTCCCAGTTGATCGTATTAAGCCGTACATGCAACGTGCAATAAATCGCTACACCTCCAACGGCGTAGCACTTCGGCTCGCTTATACCTACGGTACCAACCCCGAATCAGAATCACGGCAACTAGATCGTGTAATGGGTGGCGAGACTATCCTCATATGTTGTCATGTAGTTGATAAGTGGGCTTTATGGCTGGGCTTCCACCCGGTCAACATCTACCCTGAGTGGTTGGAGGAAGAACGATGGTGGAAGAAAACGGCTTAAAGACCATTCTCATGGAAGTCTCGCTCGATCATGTTGATCTCCCTATTCTCGACGACACGCGTATTATTGGCGATCTCGATACTCCTGATGGAGAATCTCTACTTGACACCGAGCCCGAGTGGATCGAAGTCCCTGGCATTTATCTTGCGTTAGAGTTCTCCGATGGAACTGAGTGGGCACGCACCTACCGCATACCTGGTGATACGCGTTGGGAAGCTAGCGTTCACCCCAGTGGTGCGATGGTTCTGGGGTTGAATATCCTGTCTCAGCGTTTACAGGCATATTCGGTGATAGCTATCGAACCACCGAGCCGTACCTTAAACTTCGATAGGTTCATGGCCTATATATTGCTGGAGATGTATCACCGCACGCTGCGTGCGCTTCTGGTCGAGTTGTCATGACCCCTTACCCTAGAGGTGGATGCACGTTCTGCGAACGGCCAATAACAGCACGCCTGACCGACCGCTTTACGGGCACTGTCGTGGAGGTATGCGAGACTCATGAGATTCGATTGGCGAAGCTCAAGGGATTCGCTGATCCCGAAAAGATCGCTGAGATAGAGGATTTACTGTACGAATGGAATCGCTCCCGCTACGCATGGCCCGAGCAGTCACACTAGGTGCCCTTGCGCTAGCGAAAGTTTTTGATCGGTTGAGCGATTCGGCCGATGATGCCGCAACTGCCCTTCGCACTGTCGCTGCCTATCTTGTGGTCGAAGACAAGGTAGGTCATGCCCGATCCAACTAGCAACGGCCAAAGAACTCCGGCAAACGTAGCTGCCGAGCGACTGGCAATTCGCCGTGCGCTTATGCAGGATTTCCGTGAAATCGGTTCGACGGGACTGCAGGCGTGGTCTGGTACTGTCGTCGAAGAGTTTCTACCTCAACTTCGCGGCAAGCGCGGTATGCGTGTGTACCGCGAAATGGCCGACAACGACTACATCGCGGGTGCGATCCTATTTGCCATCGATATGGTTTTGCGTCAAGTTGACTGGCGAGTTGAGCCGAATAAGAAAGCTTTAGCTCGCGAGAAGGCAGCGCGAAAACTCATTGAAGAGCAGCAAGGCATGGGGCCGATCCCTGACTTAGATGGTGCTCCAGTATTGGACGAACCTTTCACGCCTGAAGAAGGCAACCCGTTCGTCGAGAAGCCGGACGAAAAGATCGCTAAGGCTGCACCGCCGTTTGCTAAGGAAGACGAAAAGCAAGCACCTGATGCAGAAAAGGAGGACGAACCTAACAAGCCATTCGGTAGCAAGGAACCGCCTCGACGTTATCAAGAGAAGCCAGACGTTCCTCTTGCTGAGAAGGACTTAGATAACATCCCGGCTTACGAAGACTTACCTGACGACGAAGACCTCTTTCCCGAGAAGACTGAATCTGAACTCGTAGCAGAATTTGTCGATTCGTGCATGCACGACATGTCGTCGACGTGGGAAGAAACCATTTCGAACGTGCTGTCAATGCTCAAGTTCGGCTACTCGGTTCACGAAATCGTCTACAAGCGCCGTCAGGGTTACAACCCATCTGAACCATGGATTCATTCTCAGTTCGATGACAGCAAGATCGGATGGCGCAAGTTTGCTCAGCGTTCGCAGGAAACAGTAACTAAGTGGGACATCGACGAATCCGATGGTATGCCGAAGGGATTCTTCCAGCAAGCACCGCCTAAGTACAAAGAAGTCTACATACCATTCACCAAAGCGTTACTCTTCCGCACGACCACTGAAAAGGGAAACCCCGAAGGTCGCTCGATTCTGCGCACTGCTTACCGCGCGTGGTACTTCAAGAAGCGCTTCGAAGAGCAAGAAGGAATTGGAGTCGAGCGCGACTTAGCGGGCATTCCTACTCTATGGGTGCCACCACAGCTACTCCAAAAAGACGCCTCTGCTGAAGAGGTTGCCATGCTTAACGAATTCAAGCGCATGGGTACCAACGTTAAGCGCAACGAACAGGAGTTGTTGATCTTCCCTCTTATCTACGATGAGGAAGGTAACAAGGCTCTGGAATTCGAGCTACTTACTACAGGCGGTCGTCGCAACTTCGATATCTCTGCGATTATCACGCGTTACAACCAAGCTATCGCTATGTGTGTACTTGCCGACTTTGTCTTGCTGGGTCACGAAAAGCAGGGTTCTCACGCACTTGCTACAACAAAGGTTGATGTCTTCACTGCTGCAGTTGAAGCTTGGGTACGCAACATCGCCGACGTGTTCAACAAGTACGCTATCCCGCGTCTACTCGATGCCAACGGTATCAATCAGGAACTGTGCCCTAAGCTCGCGTACGGTAAAATCTCTCGCATTCCGCTTGCCGATATCGGTGCGTTTGTTGTCCAGATGGCGCAGGCTCAGTCGGCATCCTTCCTCGACGACGAGTTAGAAGATCATCTACGTCGTGTGGCTGGCTTGCCCGAGCGCCCGGCCGAAGATAAGCAGGATGCCAAAGACAAGGCTGACGAGCAGCACGCAGCCGATATTGAAGCTAAGCTTAATCCGCCAGAGTTCGGCGCAATTCCTGGAGCGAAACCCATTCGTCCCGGCGCACCTGGTGGTGGCGGCGGACAGGTAGCGTCTTCGACGAC